GCACGCCGAGCAAGAGTACAACAGGATCATGGAACTGGTGGATGTATTACAGAAGCAAGCTGAAGATATCAAGCGTAGATTAGACCTAACCGACATGGTGCATAGTGCCCGGTATGATTTTCAAATAGCACATGGCCAGACATACTGGTTGGTACAAGATACACGCAGGGACGAACTCATACTGTGTGGCATGGGACCAGACAGTTGGTCAGCTGGTGCACCTACTTGGTACGAGTATATTGTAGCAGTAAAGTGGTTAGGTGACCACACCTGGATAGAAGTAAAGGAATAATATGTTTGATAAATTAAAAAATATGTTTAAGAAAGCAGCACCAGCTGAACCAGTTCTAGAAGAAAAAAAGGTTGCCAAAAAGAAAACACCCAAGTCTGAAAAAGAGTTGGCTACCGAGCGCGGTGATCCTTATGTGGCTATACTTGGCATGGATGTAGATCCTGAAAATATCCATGCAGGTTCATTTGAACTGGACTGGAATGAAAAATTTGTGGCCAACTTGATACGTGCCGGTTATGTGGGCAAGACAGATTCAGACATTGTGGACCAATGGTTTCAGAATGTGTGTCGTCATGTGGTCATGGAAACCTGGGAACAAGAGCAGGCAATGAACCCAGAACCTAATCCGCAGAGATTCACACGCAGTCGTGACTTAGGTAATGGACGCACGGAGGTTTCGTGATACTCTATGTCAACGGCGACAGCCACACAGCAGCAGCCGAAGCTGTCAATGCTCATGCCTTTGCAGAAGACGATCCTTTCTTGAATTATTTGGGTCGCCTGCCTCATCCTGCTAACCTTGCAGTGAGTTGGGGTAAGAAATTGGCAGAGATTGTCAAGTTTGGATTTAAATGCGATGCGGAATCTGCTGCCAGCAATCAACGTATCATACGCACCACACGTCACTGGCTCAGTCAGCGTGTTCGACCAGCAGAAAATACCTTGGTCATAATTCAATGGTCAACTTGGGAAAGACAAGAGTGGTTGATTGAGAGTACCTATTATCAGGTCAATGCCAGTGGCATTGACCATGTTCCTGCCAGTCATCAACAGGCCTATAAAGAATATATTGCAGGCATTTCATGGCACGATGTTTGTGTTGCAGCACATCAATTGATTTGGGATTTCCACTTGGAATTGACTCAGCAAGGCATTCAGCATGTGTTTTTTAATGGCAATACAGCACTAGAAGAAATAGCTGTTGATCAAAGAATGGATTGGGGATCCAGTTATATAGAACCTTACAATGCCAAAATGACTTATAACCAGTGGCTTAGAAACAACAGTTTCGAAACAGTTGCACCAGATTCCTGGCATTTCGGCAAAGAAGCCCATAGTACTTGGGCGCATTTTGTGTTACAATACATTGTCAAACACAAACTTATTTAGGACTCAATGAAATACGTTCTTATAGATACAGCTAATCTGTTCTTTCGTGCCCGTCATGTGGCCTTCCGGGCCACAGACGAATGGGAGAAAGTTGGCTATGCTCTACACATAACTCTTAGTGCTGTAAACAAAGTGGTCACAAAATTTGGTGCAGATCATGTGGTATTTGCCTTGGAAGGTCGTAGTTGGCGCAAGGATGTGTATGCTCCCTACAAGCGTAATCGTTCGGATGCTAGAGCTGCACACACAGAAAAAGAACAAGCCGAGGACAAGTTGTTCTGGGAAACGTTTGATCACTTGACTAAATACTTGGCTGACAGTACCAACTGCTCAGTTGTCAGAAACCAAAACGCAGAAGCCGACGATATCATTGCACGTTGGATTGCGCTACACCCCCAAGATCATCATGTAATTATTTCAAGCGACACCGACTTTGTGCAACTCCTGTCAGAGAATGTGGATCAATACAACGGTATCACTGACGAATTACTGACCATCCGCGGAATTTTTGATGCCAAGGGTCGACCTGTAATTGACAAAAAAACCAAGCTACCCAAAACTATTCCCAACCCTGAATGGCTCTTGTTTGAAAAATGCATGCGCGGTGATTCCAGCGACAATGTGTTTTCGGCCTATCCCGGTGTGCGTGTCAAGGGTACCAAGAACAAGGTGGGGCTCACAGAAGCATTTGAAGACCGTAATAAACAAGGGTATGCCTGGAACAATCTTATGCTACAGCGTTGGACTGATCCCGACGGTGCAGAACACAGGGTATTGGATGACTATGAGCGTAATCGCATGTTGATTGACTTGCGTGCTCAACCTCCAGAAATCCAACAAGCAGTGGATAGCAGCATCTGTGCCATGATCAGTCACAAGGATATCGGACAAGTGGGCATTAGATTCATGAAGTTTTGTGGCAAATACGAACTGGTCAAGGCCAGTGAATCAGCCGAACAGTATGCTCGCTGGTTGAACGAAACATACAAAGGAGTACTTGATGCTTGTAGCGAAACCAGTAGTGCCTGATCAATTTTGGATCTTGAAGCAGGATGATCGCAAGGTTGGCAACATAGAAGCCATGGCCGGGGGATTCAGTGTCAGAATAGGCGACCAGGTCAACAATTACAAAACTATCAATACCATCAAGCAACGTATTGCCATTGCATTTGAACCAGTGGTAAACAAGATCAAAACAGTGGCAGTTGCAAAAACAGTGCATGGTTATCCCACCCGGGAACAGGCCTACAACGCCATCTATGATGTCAAGCACCAGGTGCCACTTTGGACACGTGAACCTAGATCTAAATCATGGTATGCAGCTGGTTGGTATCAGGTGCGACAAGGTCGGTCATGGCAAGTGGAATTTTGTCCCAAGTTGATTACCCTACAGCGATATGCATATCGTGGTCCATACTATACCGAGGAGCAGGCCAATGAGCAACGTGTTTAGAGATCAGGCCAAGTTTATGAATGCCTGTGGGCAAACAGTGGGCAAACGCAATCTGGATCAATTTGATCTGTATCTCAAATTGATCCTGGAAGAAGTCAGTGAACTTCAAACAGCAGTGGATGATAACGATCTTGTGGAACAATTAGACGCCCTGATCGACATCATGGTTGTAACTGTGGGTGCTGTACAAAGTTTAGGGGTTGACGGCGAGGGTGCCTGGAAAGAAGTTATGAGCACAAACTTTGCCAAAATTGATAGCTTGACCGGTCGTGTTCGCAAGCGAGAAGATGGCAAGATTTTAAAACCTGTGGGCTGGCGTCCACCGGAATTGTCAAAATACATCAACAAGGAACAAGGGAGATAATATGACAACTGCTGTGTATAAAACTGCTGTGGAAGTAAATGATGCCATGCTGCGTGTTTACAACTATATGTTTATGGCCATTTTGATAAGTGGTATTGTGAGTTATTTTGTTGGTAACAGTGCAGACCTGCTGCAGTTTTTCTTCACAGGTTGGATCAAATGGGTGGTGATATTTTCACCCTTGGCTGCAGTAATAGGCATTGGGTTTGCTCTAGCTGCAAATCCGCCCAGGGAATTGGCTTTATTGATGCTGGCAGGGTTCAGTGCCTTGATGGGTCTCAGCTTTGCCATGATCTTTGCTGTGTTTACCATGGGCAGTATTGTGATGGCATTCATGGGGGCGGCTGTTCTATTTGGTACAATGAGCCTATACGGGTATTTCACCCGGAGGGATCTGACCAGTATTGGTCAGTTCATGTTTATCGGTCTGATTGCCATTGTGATTGCCAGTATTATCAACATCTTTATCGGCAGTAGTGTTATGACCATGGTCATCTCTGCAATTGCTGTCATTGTGTTTACTGGGCTTACTGCATACGATACACAAAAGATTCGAGAAATGGTTTCGGAAGAAACTTCTGGATCGATCGAAGTCATGGGGGCTCTTACTTTGTACCTGGACTTTATCAACATATTCCTGAGCTTGTTACAGTTATTTGGTGGGAAGAAAGATTAATGAAAACACGCGAAGAAATTATCACCAGCATGTGTCACACTGCACGGCACGACTACGGCATAGTCAAAGATCCAGACTATGCACTGCATTGGACCAATTTTTTTCACGATAGTGTGTCAGCCGGTATGTACCAGCTGGAAAGAAAACAACTGTGGGAACAAATGGCACAGTTGTTTGACAATGTCATTGCTCCCAACATGGAGTTCAAAACTGTTGCCAACAGTCGCAACCTGTGTGACAACGACTAAATGATTTTTTCCACTGTAAATTCGTCTACACTGTATGTGCGATAATGGCTGTCTCCATCTGGTGTTACCCAGACCACGTGTACCTTGCTGTCTGTACTCAGCAGTTTCCAACATCCAAATATGCGAATATCATTGTTGCCAGTGTAGGCCAATCTGAAATCATCTGACTGGGGTATGGGGCATTTATTTTGTGTCAACACCACAAAACCACCTGCTTCGTTTTTCATGACAGCTATCTCGTCATCGGCTCTGACTGAGAACACTGACAGCAGCAACATGACCAACAAGAACTTGTTCATACCATCTCCTGGTTATTATTGTATATATGATCTGTTAGACGTTAAATATGTCACAGGAGATCTCAATGAGCTTGCATATCAATAGATTTATAGACCGTATCAAGGCAGCTGATGCCAGACAACAACGCGACTTTAACATGAGCATGAGCGACGCCAAAGATCTACACGCAGATATCACCAAGTTACTGCTGGTTCTTGAGAAACTACGTGAAGATCAGAGCAAGGACAACGAGATAGTAAAGGTTGAATTGACCGGAGGTACTTTTTAAAGTACCCAGTTTTTAGCATAAATAATGCTAGGAGTTTATCAATGAGCAGACCTAAACCCAGTGTGTTAATAGAGCACACAAACAAACAAACTTACAAGACCGAGCAAGTGCTGGCGTCGGAAGGAGTGTGGGCTGTGTTCTATGACTCAAAACCTATCAATCTAAAGACCAGCAACATGCTGACACAATATCCTGGCCCCAAGTACAAAAAGGTCAGTTTCTCAAACCCCGGCCACGCAATCAATCTGGCTCGTAAACTCAACGCACAGTTTAAAACAGACAAGTTCAGTGTGGTACTGTTGACACAAGGGGCGCAAGT